ACTTTATTTACACACCCCCATTTTTTCTGATATAGTAGAATTACTAGGATAATTATATTTGTTTTATCGACTGACCTAGCAGACAAGCCGAGACGATAAGACTTATTTTTTCAGGAGAAAAGATTATGGCGAATTCAAGTTTTAGCGGACCAGTCAGGTCCAAAAACGGATTTATAACTTATCGAGTTAATTCCTCAACAGGAGCAGAGACTACTTACGGAACTAAAGAAGGTGGAGCGTACCAAATTGGTAGCACAACTGGAACAAGTTCAATACTAGGTTTTGCACCTACCGATTTTTTTACAGGTAAAGGATCAAATCCAGACTCAATTATTAACCCTTTTGCAAGTGGTACTACTTCAGTAACCGATTCTTTAGGAAATGATATTCCTTTAGGATCAGTTTTATACTACGGTGATAGAGTATTTAGATACGGTTTAGCAGGCGGTGTTGCATTAACAGCAGGAAAACTTGTTCAAACAGCCGTTGGAACTAAAGCAGATCACCAAGACTTAGCCCCTACAGCAGCAGTTGCTGCGGGTGAGTATGAGATTTCAATAGAAACAGCAGGAACTGACTTAACAGCTAACCAGTATAAAGACGGTTATCTTTATGTTAATGATGGTGCAGGCGAAGGACAATGTATGAAAATTGCTTCTAACCCAGCTCACGATCACTCATCTGATCCTTCAGTTGTTATAACAACCCATGATGCTTTAGCTACAGCAGTAGCAACTTCATCTAAAGTTTCATTAATAGCAGACCCTTGGTCTGCCGTTCTAGTTGCACCAGCAGCAGAAACGGGCGCAGCAATGGGTGTCCCTGTTGTTGACATGGCAGCCAGTGCTTACGGTTGGTTCCAAACTTATGGACCAGCAGCAGTATTGACAGCAGGAACTATAGTGCTTGGGCATAACGTAGTGAGATCAGCAGGCGTTGCTGGTGCTGTAGCCCCCGCAACAAGCGACATTTTAGATATCGTTGGTACGTGTATGTTGGTTGATGTAACTACTGATTACTCATTAATTAAACTTAATATATAAGTAGGAGTTAATCATGGCAGGACGTACAGACGTAAAAGCGGTCTTTATTACCGCCGATACCACGGCCTTAGATGCTGACGGCATATCAGTAGCAGCAGCAGTTGGAAATAACGCAGCACTTGTAATAGGTGGCGCGTTGGCTTCTGGCGGTGCGGTTGCTCTTGATTCTGGAAGAGTAGTAACTATTCTTTCTGCTGGGAATGATGCAGCTAAATCATTCACTGTTACAGGTACTGATGTTAATGGGGATTCCCAAACAGAGTCAATAACAGGTGCTAATGCAGGCACAGCTACTGGGTCTTCATATTTTAAAACAATATCAGGTATTTCAGCAGTTGGTAACCCAGCTGGTAACGTATCCGCAGGAATCAATAATTCCGCGGCGGATGTTATTTTTGCAGGTCCGGGGAGATTAAAAGGAACGTTTATAGTAAGTTCAGCAACAGCTGGAACTATAGATTTTCTAACAACTTCTCCTGTAGGAACAAGTAGAATGAAATTAGGAAGTGTTGCTAGTGCAACTGTATCCAGAGACGTAACAATGCCAGATGATGGTGTTTATTTTTCAGCTGGAATTTATGTCCAATACACACGTAGCACTTTTGGAACAATGACAGCGTTTCACGCTTAATCGGAGAAAACTATGCCAGGAATGAGAAACAGAAGAGAAGCTATTCGCAATGGCCAAGATTGGACTAAAAGTAAATCTGGTTACATGGGCGGTGGCGAAGTTATGGGCTATGAGCACGGCGGTAAAGTTAAAAAGAAATCTAAGAAAATGTATGGCGGCTAGAAATGGCTACATCAGAAACTACATCTTTTGACCTTAGTGTTGATGAGCTTATAGAAGAAGCTTACGAACGTTGTGGTTTAGAACTGCGCACAGGATATGATTTGGAGACTGCTAGACGGTCTTTGAACATAATGATAGCAGAGTGGTCTAATCGTGGTCTTAATCAATGGTTAATAACCAAGCATAATTTTACTGTAACACAAGGAACTAACTACCAAGATCTAGGAACAGATATAGTAGACATTACCTCTGCTGTGGTTCAACGCGATAGCAAAGATTATCAATTAGAAAGGCTTAGTCGTTCAGATTATTTATATATACCCAATAAAACTGCACAAGCTAGACCTAACCAGTTCTTTTTAGAAAGACACATTACACCGCGTGTGTATTTATACCCCACTCCTGAAAATTCTACCGATGTAATTTATTATTATGCTTTAACTAGAATGCAAGATGCCGGGGACTTTACTAATAACATGGAAACTGTTTTTAGATTTTTGCCTTGTATGACAGCAGGGTTAGCTTATTACATAGCAATGAAAAGAGCACCCGATAGAATGGCTCTTTTAAAACAGGTTTATGATGAGGAATTTGATCGAGCTGCTTCTGAAGATATAGATTCAGTGAGTTCTCGTTTTCTTCCTCCTAGAATGATAGTTTAGTAATGGCTTTTGCATCAGCTAAATACGCATTCGGAATCTGCGATATATGTAGCCAACGTTTTCGTTTAAAGACACTACAGACTCAATGGGATGGTGTTAAAGCTTGTTATGAGTGTTTTGATGTTAAACATCCTCAATTAGAGGCCCCTCATGTTAGACCAGATGCAGAGGCTCTTTTACAGCCTAGACCTGATGTAAGCGTAGTACCAAGTGCATTTACTGTTTACACAAACGTTGGATTAGGTATTATTGGTACAGTATTAACAACACCGACTGAAATGACTGCTTCCGTAGGTGATGTTACAATAACAACGACATGAGTTTTACGTACAGCACATTAAAAACAGCCATAGAGAATTATGTAGATACTTCTGAGACTACTTTTGTGGCTACGTTGCCTACGTTTATTTTACAAACAGAAGAACGTATATTAAAGAATGTATGGCTGGACAATTTTAAAAAGAATGTAACTGGTACAGCAACATCCGGTACAACTTATCTGGCAATGCCCAATGATTTTTTAGCTCCTTTTAGCTTAGCTACAATTAGCACGAGCAATGTTTATAATTATCTTTTATTAAAACAAGTAAGTTTTATGAAAAGCTATAAACCAGTATCAACCGAGACCGGGGCTCCTAAATATTACGCGGAGTTTGATAGTGACTCTTTTATTTTAGCCCCTACACCAAATGCTAACTTTACGTTTGAACTGCATTATTTTTATAGGCCTACTTCTTTAACAGCAGGAGCAGATAGTGGTACAACATGGTTATCTCAAAATGCTATTAACTGTATGCTTTATGGAGCATTAGTAGAAGCAGGTACTTTTTTAAAAATGGATCCAGCTGAAATAGGCGGGTATGAACAACGATTTCAAGATGCTTTAGACAGGCTTAGAAACACTAGCGAAGGCGCTGGAACACAATCACAATACAGATACGATCAAGTTAGAATACCTACTACGTGAGTCAAATTAAAGCCTTAGAAGGAGCAGAAATTGCTTTGGTTGCAATGGGCGAAAGCCAATTAGACTTTCATTTAGCTAAATCTCATAGTAAGAAATGGACTGAAGTTTGGGGTATTAATGCCATGGCAGGCATAACTGACTGCGATAGAGTGTTTATGATGGACCCAGCTTCTAGGTTTTTAGACTCAGATGCTGCGGGTAGCCAAACAGGAATTATGGTTGATGTGATTAAAAGTCACCCCGGGCCTATCTATACGTGTCAACTAGACGAAAGATGTCAGGGCTTAGTTGAGTACCCTTTACTTGATGTTGTTAAAGCTACGAAATGCTCTTATTTTAATAATACAATTCCTTTTGCTATTGCTTTTGCTTTATATAACAAAGTGGCTAAATTAAGTTTATTTGGTATAGATTTTACCTATAAAGGTAATTTACATTTTGCTGAGGCGGGAAGATCCTGTGTAGAATTTTGGTTAGCTAAGTGTATAGAAAATGGAATGGTAGTAAGCGTTGCTCCTAGATCGGGACTTTTAGACACCGATGTTCCAATTCAAGAAAAATTGTATGGGTATCATCGTCTTGAAGACCCAACATTAATTTTAATAGACGAAGATGAGTTTTTTACCATGGGGTATAAAGAATACAGTAAACTCATGAAAGAAAAGCACAGGGAAGAGGGGGAAGTTATTATGACGGTTAATACCCCACCCGAAGCAAAGAGGTATTAATATGATAGAAGTAAATACAGCAGGGAGTTTGGGCGCTATAGAAGTTGTTACCACTGAAAACAAAGGGCATTCACCTGAATTTTGGGCGGAAACATGCACGGCTAGAATCTGTAGTATATCGGATAATGCAGAGCCCCACATAAAGCTACAAGCAGAAGCTTTCAGACTAGCAATTTACAATACAATACTTTATTATATTAAAGAAGCGATCAACAGTGAGCGTTGTACCATGAGAAACCTTCTTATAGAGCAAGGACACGAAGATTTAGCAATAATATTGAAGGAGTTAAAATAATGGCAATTACATCAACACTAACAACTAGCTTTAAAAAAGAACTGTTAGAAGCTAAGCATAATTTTTTAGCTTCAGGAGGCAACTCATTTAAACTGGCTTTGTACACAAGTTCAGCAACAATGGGGGCTGCAACTACTGCGTATACTACAACTGCTGAGGTATCAGGAACAAACTACACTGCTGCTGGTGCAGCGTTAACTAATGTAAACCCAACAAGTGGTGGCACAACAGGATTCACAGACTTTGCGGATCTAACTTTCGGTACAGCCACTGTCACAGCTAGAGGTTGTATGATTTATAACGACACAAATTCTGATGTGTCTGTAGCAACTATAGATTTTGGTGGAGATAAAACATCCACAGCAGGAGACTTTACAATTGTATTTCCTGCCGCAGCAGCAAGCACAGCGATTATCAGAATCGCTTAGTTTCTAGATGGCCAACATTAACGGTTGGGGTCGAGGGACTTGGGGACAATTAACCTGGGGTGAGCCTTTACCCGTTACTCTTACTGGATTAGCCGCAACTTCCGCATTAGGTACTGCAACAGTTGATGCAGAAGCCAATGTAACCCCAGCTTCTTTAGTTGGTACAACAGGTGCACCCGTTGCGGGTGTAAACGCACAAGCCATTGCTTCAGTAGCGGGTGCTGTTGGTACACTTGGCGCTGTAAATGTAGATGTAGATGGTGAAGCAAACGTACCTGTCACACTTGGCGCAGCAACAGGATCAATTGGCTCTGTAACCGTACACCATAACGTAAGCATAACAATTACTGGTTACGAAATGACCAGCGCTTTAGGATCTGTAAGCACAGACTCAGAGGCCAATGTTGTTGTTACATTAGACACTTTAACAGCATCAGTTGGGCACATATTTGTTTGGGGTTTAATAGACGACAATCAATCCCCAAGCTGGGCTGCAATAACAACTTCTCAAAGCCCTGACTGGGAAGAAGTTGCGTAATAATTACAATGACGAGATAATAAATATAATATACTATATTCTTTGCGGAGATAAATTATGGCAAGTACATACGTAAACAACCTAAGACTTAACGAAATGGCTACTGGTGACGGTAGTGGAACCTGGGGAACGACAACAAATACGAATTTAGAATTGATCGGACAGGCCCTTGGTTATGGCACCAGAGCCATCGCTAATGCGTCAACCGATAACATCACTATTGCAGACGGAGCTTCCGATTCCGACAGAGCAATGTATCTTAAACTTACGGGTGGTGGTCAGGCTTGTACTGTAACGCTTTTACCCAACACCGCATCCAAAGTATGGATGTTGGAAAATGCCACTTCATACACACTCACATTCACTTGCGGTAGTGGAGCTAACGTAGCAATCCTAGCAGGCGAAACAAAGATTATAGCCACTGATGGTGGAGCAGGATCTGGTGTGGTTTATGACGTATTAACGGATGTAAACTTAGCAGGTACAACTAAAACAGCAGCATTAACTAACGCAGGTGCGTTATCCAATCAAGGAACAGTAACCGTAGGCGTAGACGATACGGGTTATGACGTTAAATTCTTTGGTGCTACTGCTGGCAAATATGCTTTATGGGATGAATCGGCTGACAGTTGGATTATTAGCGGAACTCAATCAACAGTAACGGCTGGAACATCAAACTACATTGCAGGTGTCAACGCAGGTAACAGCATTGCTTCTGGTGGTAACTACAACGTAGCTATCGGTGATGAAGCAGGAACTGCGATTACTACGGGTGATAATAGTACATTTATAGGTTATGCTGCTGGTGATGCCACTACCACAGCGTCAAGTAACACAGCCGTTGGTTATAACTCTTTAACCACTAATACCACAGGATATGAAAATACTGCGGTAGGTAAAGACTCACTAACAGCAAACACCACAGGATTTAGAAATCAGTCATTTGGAACAGCCTCTTTATTGGCAAATACGACTGGTGAAGATAATACTTCTTTGGGTCAGTCTTCAATGCAAACCAATACAACAGGCGATAAAAATACAGCAGTCGGTAACTATGCTTTAAAATCTGCCACCACAGCAGATTCCAACACAGCAGTTGGTTATTATGCTTTATACGCTAACACCACAGGTGCTACTAACGTAGCCGTTGGGGACACAGCATTAGACGCTAACACGACAGGCTCACATAATGTGGCTCTTGGAGTTAGTGCTTTAGGAGTAAACACCACAGCAGATGACAACGTAGCAGTCGGCAGAAGTGCTTTAGCAGCGAACACAACGGGTGCAGCAAATATTGCAATCGGAAGAAGTGCATTACTAGCCAATACAACGGCAGCAAATAACACCGCAATAGGGTACGATGTTATGGTAGCAAATACCACGGGTGCTGGAAACACAGCCCTAGGTAGACAAGCTTTAGACGCTAATACCACAGCAGCCAACAACGTAGCCATTGGTTATGCTGCGTTAGGAGCAAACACCACAGGTACACGCAATACGTCTGTAGGTACTTTTGCTTTAGATGCTAATACCACTGCGAATGACAATACGGCAGTTGGCTATAATGCGTCTGGGGCAATGACGACAGGCACATCAAATACAGCCATAGGTGCTTCTGCTTTGCTGACTCTTACAACGGGGTCCAGAAATACCGCTCTTGGTCATAACGCATTAACTCTTCAAACAGATGCATCAGATAATACGGGTATTGGTAATTACGCTGGTGGTGCCATCACTACAGGCGCATACAATACTTTGGTTGGCGCTCTTTCTGGAGACGGTATAACAACAGGTGCTTCTAACGTAGGTGTTGGCTATCGCTCACTTTCAGCAACTAGCTTCACAGGAAGTAACAACACAGCAGTCGGTAAAGATGCTATGTTATCAAATACCACTGGTGTCAATAATGTGGCTGTAGGTTTTGCTGCTTTAGGAGCAAACACTGTTGGGGAAGATAATATAGCCATCGGAGCATACGCTTTAGATGGTGCAAGT